GTATGAAGCTGAACAAGGTGTAACTAACTTTGCTCAAAAAGATTTTGTTGTTCTAGTAGATGCTAAAAGCCTAGCATATCTAAATGGGTTAACAATGGATTGGGTGCGTAACGGACTCAACGAAGGTTTTGAATTTAACAATCCCAACGAACGAGATCGTTGTGGTTGCGGTGAAAGTTTTAGAGTATAAGCAAGATAGTTCTTGCATCAGGAAAATATTAATGAGTAAAGCACAATACAATTTAACAACAAAGACAGACTATCTAAGTCGCAAGATGTTTTTGGACCCAGCAGGGCCTGTGACTATTCAACGCTTTGAAGAAGTCAAATACAAAAAAATTGCAGACTTTGATGCAACTGCTCGTGGATTCTTTTGGCAACCAGAAGAAGTGAGTTTGACCAAAGACTCAAACGACTTCAAGGAAGCTAGTGATGCAGTCAAACATATCTTTACCAGTAACTTGTTAAGACAGACAGCATTAGACAGCTTACAAGGTCGTGGTCCAACACAAGTTTTTACTCCGGTGTGTTCATTACCCGAAGTTGAAGCCTTAATGTACAACTGGGGCTTCTTTGAAACTAACATTCACAGCAAGAGTTACAGTCATATCATTCGTAACATTTACAATGTGCCTAAGGATGTGTTTAACACTATCCACGATACAGCAGAAATTGTTGGCATGGCTAGTTCAGTAGGCAAGTACTATGATGCACTACATCAAATCAATTGCCGCAAAGAACTTGGACTAGAAGTCACAGAGAAAGAACACATCAAGGCAATCTGGCTAGCACTACATGCCAGTTATGCACTTGAAGCATTCCGCTTTATGGTATCGTTTGCTACCAGTCTGGCTATGGTAGAGAACAAGATCTTTATTGGCAATGGTAACATTATCAGTTTGATTCTACAAGACGAACTGCTACACAAAGGCTGGACTGCCTATTTAATCAATCAAGTAATCAAAGAAGATCCTCGCTTTGTTGAAGCTAGAGCAGAATGTGAGGCAGAAGTGTATGCATTGTACATGGATGTGATACGAGAAGAAAAAGATTGGGCCACTTATTTGTTTAAGATGGGTCCGGTTATTGGATTGAACGCAAACATCTTGCGTGACTTTGTTGATTTTACAGCAGTCGATGCACTCAAACAAATTGGCATCAAGTATCAGGCAAGTGCTCCAAAGAGCACGCCGATTCCTTGGTTCAATAAACACAGCGATACCAGCAAGAAGCAGACCGCCCTACAAGAAAACGAAAGCACCAACTATGTGTTGGGCGTAATGGGTGAAAATCTTGACTACAATGAGCTTCCAGCTATATAATAAACCATGTATAAAGCACAATTCAAAACCAAAAGCCCCTATGAGTCTTGGACCACAATAGGCAACTTTGGCAACGAGCAAGCCGCTATTGCAGCAGCCCTAGCTCGAAAGTCTAAAGGTGCCTTATTAGTTAGAGTCGTTGACAAAAACGGTGCTGTAATCTATTCAAGTTAAAATGAAAACACTAAGAGAATACATTAACCTCATCGAGGGTAAAATCGACGACAGCTGGTTTAAAGACGGTGCCTTCAATACCTTCAAACTGGCTAAACCTATTCACTACGACACCGCAATTGAAAGTGGAATTATTGACACACTGGAAGGTCCTGTTAGATACGAAGCTGGCCACAAAATTATTACAGGCCCCAAAGGTGAGAAGTATCCAGTTAGTCCTGAGTCATTTGAAGACAAGTACGACATTGAGGACGAGCATACTGCTACACCAAAGAAGATCGTTAAGTATGCTAAACTAGCTGATCACGACGGAGTTCTTGAAACCAGTTGGGGTAATCTAGAATACACTAAAGGAAACGATGTTATTGTTCGACACGGCGAAGGTGACTACGGCGCAGTGAAAAAAGACATCTTTCAACAGACATATGACACAAAGGAAATGAAATGAAAGCCATTGTATGGAGCAAATACAACTGCCCCTATTGCGATCAAGCAAAGGCGCTATTAAAACAAAAAGGTATAGCATTTGAAGAAAAGAAAATCGGAGACGGCTATACCAAAGAAGAACTGTTAGAAGCTGTGCCTACAGCAAGAACAGTACCACAGATTTTTCTAGGTGAAGAACTAGTGGGCGGATTTACAGAACTAAAGAAAAGGTTAGAAAATGTTAATTGATAAAGGTGTTGCTATTGGCGAAGTTGTTACGCTCAAACTTACTAGCGGAGAAGAAATTGTTGCCAAGTTGGTAGACGACGGGCCAATGCATTATAAATTAAGCCATCCACAGGTTATAGGCATGGGGCCAAAAGGTCCGGGACTAATGCCTTATCTATTCACAGTCAGCCCAGCTAAGGAAGTAAAACTAAACAAAGGCACAGTAGTAGTTATCGAAGCTACTGACAAAGAGTTTGCAGATCAATTCATTCAGAGCACCACAGGTATTGCTCTAAGGTAATATGCCAGTCAAGGTAACTGTAACTCCAATAAGTGGGATATCGGCTATTCCAGGAGATACTGCTCCAGAAGGCGATCCTACATGGCTACCTAGTTTATATAATGCGGTAGCAATGGAGTTTGATATTGTGTTTTCCTACAAGGAAGATGCAGATACAGCTCCAATTCTTTCAGTTAAATTTAACAGTATTAGCCCGGCGGTAGAGGGACTAACATTTACCACTGTAGGAACTGATACAATTAAAGTCAAAGGAACACCAGTTAATGTTTTTCCAGACGAAATATTTCGTTTCTTGTTTCCGGATAAATCAGAACGCAATCTAGCACCAACTAATACTGAAAATTGGGATACGATTGTTAAATGGGCTGCACCTGGAACAAAAGAGAAAACAGTAGTCTATAATTTCTCAGTTAAATACGATGATAATCCAGCGGCAGCAGTACCTATTGTAGGCGACACTGTAACAGCTACACTTTCACAAAATGTAGCATGGTTGTTTGATCCGTCGCTGGCTTACTTTAAAGATCTAATCAAGAAGGGGAAATTATAATGCCACCAGCAGCAAGAGGATCCGGGGGAGACGAAGTTTTTAGCAAAACAGGTACAGGTCGTAGATGTCGCTCATCAATGACCACAGCAACAGCCGCCTGCTCGGGAGATGTATTCTTCAACGAAAAAGGCGCTGTTAGGATTGGTGACTTAATTGCCGAGCATAATAAAGCAGGCTGTGACCCAGATGAATCTACATTAACTTCAGCGTCAGCTACTGTATTTGTTAATGGTAAAGGAGTTGGACGAATCGGTGATCAATATACCGACGACAATACTATCTCCTCTGGCAGTTCAAATATCTTTATAGGATAACAATGAAAAAGTTTTTTTGGAAAATATTAGGATTCTTGAGTTTAGGAATGGCCTATATTGGGCTAATCACTCCTGGTGTTCCCTATAGTTGCTTTGTGGTATTTGCCGCCTATTGCTTTGCCAAAGGATCGCCCAAAATGCACGCCTGGTTATACAATCACAAGATCTTTGGACCGTTCCTCACCAATTGGAACGAGCGTAGAGTGTTTCCAACCAAAATGAAGTTCTTTATGTTGGCTATGATGTCCAGCAGTTTGGTTATCATGTGGTTGACAGCAGTACCTGTTCGTGGTATAATGTACACAGCAGCCTTTATGTGCCTAGTGGCAATTTGGGCTTGGAGATGGCCAGGTAGTGTTGAAGAACATGAAAAGCGTATTGCAGAAGGTCGTAAGATTGGTTGGTTTAACAATCAATTTTAGTCAACAAAACAGTAGGCTAAGGCGTTAAATATATACAGGCTCTAAGGAGAAGGTTATGAAAAAGGTCTTGATTGGTTTGGCTATCGCTGCAACAGCATTTGGTGCTAGCGCACAACATACTAGCAATAGTATGATTCGTGGGCACGGTTGGCAAGGCCCTCAACATCATCATTACCATCATGGTAGAAGTAATGACTGGATAATTCCGGCATTGATCGGAGGAGCAGTTGTATATGCTGCCACCCGCCCAGATCCAGTAATTGTTCAGCAACCAGTTATTGTTCAGCAGCCAAGTGATATAGTTTATATCAATGGCTTTGCTTACCGTAAACAAATTATGGTAGTCAATGGACAGTATCAAGAAGTCCTAGTAAGACTTTAAAAATTTACACACACAGAAAAATTTAACATAACAGGAAAAAGTAACATAATGGTAACAGGAAAAGTAAAGTGGTTTAACGATGCCAAAGGTTTTGGTTTCATTACTCCCGACGACGGTGGCGCAGATTTATTTGCACATTTCTCACAGATTAATTCGAGTGGCTTCAAGAGCTTGCAAGAAGGACAGACTGTAAGTTTTGAAGTAACTCAAGGCATGAAAGGCGCACAGGCTAGTAATATCCAGCCTGCCTAAATAGTTTGACTATTTGATAATGGGCCTTTAGGGGCCTATTATTTTGGCCTTGACATCTTGACTATGGTTAAGTATAATATACAAACATGAAACAATTAATTTTTACTGAGCAGGATTTCCTAGCTTTGTTCACATTGCCTAAGCCCACCTTTGCTGACTTCTGCAATCAAATTCAAATTCTTGATATTTCAGATAAAACGGGCACCTTTAAGGTACGGCAGGACCTAGACAGCTTTATTGCTAGAGTAGGCAAGAAAGACAACAGGGCACAACGCTTGCCTTTATTCAAACAAAAACTCTATCAGTTGTTGGTAACTGATATAGACACCACACTCAAGGCATGGTTTCGCAGTCAAGGTGCCTTGCCCGAGAAACTGGAATTCTATTTTAACATTCCTAATGAAAATATTTTAACCAAAGATGTGTTTGCTGGTAGGACCAATGCCAAGTACGGCAAGATCTGTAAGAACATCAACTTTGCCAACTATTACAATACCAAGAAGTGGTATGCCAATGACAGTGAGTATGTGTTTGGCCTGTTGAAATACATGGTGGAAGATTTTAGACTGCGTAACAGTCTAGTTGGTCCTGCGTTCTTTGATCAGATATGTCAGTATGACGGAGACAGCAGTGACTTTTGGCGGGCGTTCATGATGGGTGCTAATCGCCCTAGCACATTCAATCCAGCAACCTACAAAGGCATACTTGATTCCTTGTTTGAAGGAGAAACACTGTTTGCACCTGTGATGGGATGGAATGCCTATCAAACTGCATTTTACAGCAGTAAATTTAAAAAGTTTGTGGCAACAGATGTTATACCCGATGTTGTTGACAACGGTAATTTGTTACACACAGAATTCCTAAAATATCAAACAGCCAAAGCAGGTAATTTGTTCAATAGCATGTTTGAAACTGACGCAGTCATCGACAAAGAAGTAGACCTATATCTTTGTCCCAGTGAACAGTTGGCAGCAAGACACAAGTTTAACGAACTGTATCGTGGACAAGTTGATGCAGTACTGTTTAGTCCTCCCTATTTTGATCTAGAGATTTATGACAGTGAGGATCAGAGCTTTACCAACTTTCCCAATTATGAAGATTGGTTAAAGGGCTATTGGGAAGCCACTGTCATGTTATGCAAAGAAGTTATGAAACCAGGTGCTAGATTTGGATTCGTAATCAGTAACTATAGAAACGCAGATAAAAAAGTAACTACTATCAGTCAAGACATGCGAGATGTAGCTGCTAAACATTTGACACAGATTGCACACTACAAAGTACAGTGGAGTGCAATGGGTGGTAGTAGACAGGCAAAGAAAACTAGAGGTGGTAATTTTGAGGACCTCTGGCTGTTTGAAAATAAATAAACTTGACAGACTTTAGAAATAAAGGTATACTAATATGAAAGCGTATCAATTTATTGTGGCAGTTTTAATTGTTATATTTGTTTTGATACATGTTTTCATGTAAAGAATTGTTGTAATCCCTTCAAAGTGAAGGCATTCTGGACGCGGGTTCGACTCCCGCCAGGTCCACCATAAGGAAGTTTAATGAAGATTGATATCACAGCGGAACATGAAGGCGTAACAAAAACAATTTGTACCTACGAATTTGAACCAATCGTTGGACAAAGTGAAGATGTTACTACCCAAGTGCTTGATGCGATTAACTCTAACATAAGTTTTTTTATGATGGGCCTGCCATGGTTTCGACAGGGTGAGATAATAGAGACGGCAACACGGTAGGCGATGACCGTTAATCAAGCAAAAATCGTAAATGCAAACGCAAATACAAACGAGTTTAGTGGATTCAGCTTCACAGGTAATACCGTTCGCGGTGCTGCCAATGAAGGTAGATTTGCTCTAGCAGCCTAAACAACTGCACCTCCGGGGTAGCTATACCTTGTAAACCAAAATAGCATAAAATGGCGTCTTTTGGCGCCATTTTATTTGACCTCCTTGGTTGAAACAATATATACTGTTACATGATGGTATACATCATATTTAAAGGAATCATACATTATGAAGAAAATTGCAATCGCAACAATCATCGCTTTGGCCGCAGGTGCCGCCTCAGCATTAGAGCTAGGTGTTACTGGCGCAAGAGATTATTCTGGCACAGGCACAAATGGCTACGGAATCACAGTAGGTGACAAGGCTGGCAAGCTAGGTGGAGCTGTTGGTTTCCAACGCTTTGACTACACAGGCAATCGTCAAGACCGTTTCACACTGATCGGTTCTTATGATGTTGCTAAAGTAGGTCCTGCCACTTTCGCAGTTAAAGGCGGTGGTGCATATCTCGACAACCAAACAGGCCAAAATGGTGCTCAACTAGTTGTTGGTGCTGGTGTTAGCGTTCCTGTAACCAAAGCAATTAGCGTTGGTTTAGATGTTACTCGCCAATTCGGTCAAGACCGTGTTAGCCAGTATGACGGTAA